TTTAATTACAAAAGAAGGTGGTGGGTTTGGGCCTATACAAGCTGCCGGAATTATCGGTAATTTTTGTGTAGAGTCTGGTGCATCAGCTAATAATGGAGATTTAAATCCATTAGCTCAAGCGCCTGGAGAAGGTTCATTTGGAGTTGCTCAGTGGAATCCATCGGAGGGTGCTGGTAATCGATTCGGCCAATTAAGAAAACATTCGGCAGAGTTAAATTTGACATATACGAGTCTATATGCACAATTGCTTTTTACTCGGCACGAATTAATTACTCGACCTTATCTTGGTTTAGCTGAACTAAAGGCATCAAAAACAATTGAAGATGCTACAAAAATATTTATGAGAAAATTTGAAAGACCTGCAATTGAAGTAGCAAATGAAGATGGTAATATTGTTAAAACTGTTGGTGATGATGGTTCATTTAAAAGATTGGGCCAAGACGAAAGAATTGAATTTGCACTAGAAGTTTATAGAAAGTTTAATACATAATGTCATTTACTAAAATTTCAAGCACAAGATTAAAATCTGAAGTCAATAGAAGTAATATTAGCGCAAATCAGTCTTCAGTTGATTTAGAAGCTAGTAGACAACAGATGATTCGACTTGCAAAAGAATTTGCCCCAACTCAAGAAGAAATTGGTGCAATCAATGCGGGATTTGCATCGTTGACTGAAAGTGTTAAGCCTGCTCTTGAAGCATATGCAAAGAGAGCAGAAGAAGTAGCAAAGACTATTAAAAAAGATCCGGCTATTTCTGAAATGACTTCAAATGTTCCGAATATTACTGTTAACAAATCACCAGCAACAAAGGCAAATGTAGATACTCTAGTTGGTGCAACAACATCTGCATCTAAGAAATTAAATAAAGTCATATCTGCTGGAAGTCCTACTGCAATTAAAAAATCATTAGAAGATGCTCCAGGCTTAGATGCTACGGCCGACAAGATTGCAGCCGCGGTAAAATCGGCACAGGACGTTATTAATGATCCCGTTATACAACAAAAGTTTGTAGACTTAGGTATACCTGAAGAAGAAGTAACTGCACTTACCAGTCAGCTTTCTACTTCATTAGATAAGTTTGTTGAAGAAGATGGACCAACTATCATGTCAAATGCACTGTCAGACATGTCAAGTAGAGTAGACAGACAGATGGGAAATCCTATAGGATCAACCTCAAGCCCATTCGGCTCAATAGGACTAGATTTTGGTAATATACTTGGAAGTTTAACTGGTCTCAGCACTGGCACTGGGCCATTTAAAGAATTAGGACAAGAGCTAGAAACAATTGCTGGCTCAATAGATCCTTTAACTGGGGAATCAGTGCCTATATTGATTGATAAAGCAGGAAATACCAATATTAATAAAGTAATTGATAAAGGTCTTAAAACTGCAGTGTCAGAGCCTACTACTCCAATCTTTACTATTGGTAATAGTGATACGCCACAATCAGAAGCAGACTTTCAGTATAATCCAGTTAATGATAAAAAAGAATTTGAAATTGAAATAAAAAATGCTACTCGCGAACTTGATCATGTGATTGTCAACTGGTCATTATCGCATAGCAATGAATTCTTTTCTGCAAAGGAATTTAATGAAACACATCTTAAAAATGCCATCAACAATTTTTCTGATTTTGTAAATAATGCAATACAAACACATTATTTTATTCAAAAGGATGGATTAGTAATTAGAATTCTTCCTATTGAAACAAAACCTTTAGCATTTACTAGTGTGCTCGGTGCTAAACAAAAGATATATGATAAAGCAATTGTTGTTCAATTTGACGCAGGTTATGTGCATCCGATTGGATCCGCAAACACAGGGAATTTTAGTGAAAAAAGTATTACACCTGAGCAATGGAAATCATTTGATATGATAATGGATGTTTTATATAGATTTATGCCAGGCGGTACATTTATTGGACAAGATGCGCTACACGCAGATCAAATAGATAATTATGGTGTCAACGGACCAGGTTTTGATGTTGACACTTATATGAATAAGAAGAGAGAAATGATAGATGTCAAGTAGCCCAGAAGAAATTAGAAAACAGCGCGGAAGCAAATTAGATAAACTTCCTGATGATCCGTATCAAGACGTCAAAGGGGTGTATCCGCGTAGAGAATATGAAAATGCCCCTACTACTAATTTAGAAGCAAGAGGCATCGAAACTAATGAACTTCTTATCGGCGGTGGTGATGTTGATCTTGACTTAGAATTAAAAGATTATCCTGCTTCTCAGTATCCACTTAATCAAGTGAGAAGATCTGTGTCAGGACATGTGACTGAAATTGATGATACTCCTGGCAGAGAAAGAATGTTGTTTAGACATAAGACTGGCGCGGGTGTAGAATTAAGAGCAGACGGTACTGTTATTATCAATGCAACAAATAATACTATTCGTATTTCAGGTGGCGATGAAAAAGTAATTATTGAAGGCAATGGTCATTTAGTATATCACGGCGATTTAAAACTTAGAGTTGACGGTGATTTTGATTTAGATGTCGGTGGAAATATTAACGTCAGTGCCGGCGGCGATAAGATGGAAGATATCAAAGGTGGCTTTAGACAAGATGTAAACAAAAACCATCAGACCTTTGTAAATAAAAACGTTTCACAGACTATCACTGGTAGTAATACACTATATGTTTCTGGTGATGCTAATAATATTATTAAAGGAAATACCAGCTCTACTATCGGTGGTAATTCTGAATGGATTGTTGGAAGAGAACATCAGGTTTCTGCCGAAAGCAAGCTTATTATGACTACCACAGATCTGAATATTGGTGCATCTAATATGACCATCGCTGGTGATTCAGGTACTATTGGCGGTGAGAATATTATTATGTACAATTATAATATGTACACCGGTCATTCTATAGATGCCGGCGATACAATTACTGTTCCTGTTGTATATGGAGATTTAGAGGGTACGGCGCGCCGTGCAGTAAATGCTGATACAGCACATAGTCAATCATATGGAGATTTCCATGGTGATGTCGGATCCTCTCCTGGATATACAGTAGATAATACACCTGTAGATCCAAAAGCGACAGTATTGCCAACAAATAGTGTTATTAAAAATGACTGGTTTAATTCTCAATATGGATTATTTAGAGTTGCTATTGATGCTGGTAATTTAATCTATAATACTATCAATAGGGTATTCGATTATAATGGTGTATCTGAAAGAACTTTAAATCTTCAACAGGTAAGATCTAAATTGAGAGATATTTCCAATCAGACTAATACTAAATTTATTGGCGCTGCAATTTCTGAAGGCATTCTTAGTTCAAAGTATGCAAGTAAAGTTCCAGTCAATATTGGTGATACGGTTCATAATGATCCTACTCCACGTAATCCAAATCCAAAAGAAGTGTTTGGAAGATTAAAAGGAGCTGAAGCAAATAGATACTCTGGTTCTGTTATGAATAAAGAGTTAGTTGTATCAGTTAATCCTGTTTATGATCCTATGAATAAAAGTGTTATTAATAGTAAAACTAAATTGGCAAGAGGTATTACTATTTCAAAATTCCTAGGAGGATACGGAGATTCTATTACTCTAGATCATATGAATCAGGCAACGCGTTTAGAAACAGCAAAGAATTTATATCTTCACGGACAGTTAATGAGATCTGTTATGGAAGATGAGGGAGAATTTGATGAATTTAGATTAGTTGTTGCTGAAGGAGTCTATAAGAAAAGTGATAGTGAAACAGTAACACCAGGAAGTATTAATGATTTGGCACAAACTGGAAGAGCGATTGTCTATGAATTGCGAGGTAGAAACGGTAAGATTGCACTGAAGCAAACGTTTAGACTTGCCTCTTGGTGGAAAGATAGTCAACAGTATGAAAAAATGATTTTAGATTATGACACATATAATCCAAATGGAAGCTTAAATGCACAAATCATTGTAATAATGCCACAACTTACTAATGGATATTCTACTCGGTTTACTAATAAAATTGAAACTAGATTTAATAATTATGTACAAAGTACAAATGAACTCATAGAGATCCTGGAAACTTGAATAAATAGTAGTAATAATTTATAGAGAGAAAAATGGCTACAAGAGCATTTGCAGTAGAAGATGGTAATTTAAGTAATAAATCGATTATTACAACAAAAAAAGTTGCATATAAAGATATCGATTTAACGTTTGCTGCCAAACCATCCGGGGACATCTATAAAAAAGAAGATGCTGCAGCTGTCAAACAGTCTGTAAAAAATATTCTTATGACTAATGTTATGGAGAAACCGTTTAATACTTCTTATGGCGGAAATCTAAACGACTTTTTGTTTGAACTTGATACTGAAATCGAAGCAGACATTTTAAGAGATAGAATATTTGAAACAATTGCTCTTCATGAACCAAGAGCATTAGTAAGAAAAGTTGAAATCTTTGATTTTCCAGAAAGAAATGAAGTAACGGTTTCAATTCAATTTCAGGTATTAAATGCAGTAGAACCTATCACTTTAGAACTATCATTAATGAGGCTTAGATAAATGGCAACTACCACAAAATCATCAGATCTAGACTTTGATACTATCAAAGCTAGGCTTAAAGATCACTTAAAAAATCAGCCTCAATTTAATGCATATAATTTTGAAGGTGCGGGCCTTTCTAATTTATTGGATGTCCTTGCATACAATTCACATATCAATGCGCTTAACGCAAACTTTGCGTTGAATGAAGCATTTCTCTCAACAGCACAATTAAGAAGTTCTGTAGTATCTCACGCTCAAACACTGGGTTATGAAATTCGTTCTGTCACTGCATCAAGAGCTTTGGTTAATCTTACACTGAATTTAACTGGCGTAGCCGGTAGACCTGTTAATATTACTATCCCTAGAAACACTACTTTTACTTCTAGTGTTGATGGTATAACATATACATTTAGAACATTAGAACAATATACAGCAAGAGATAATGGTTCCGGAACATATGCATTCCTCACTACAGGTGGATCAGCAGATATTCCTATTTTTGAGGGTGTAGAGAAAACAAAAACGTTTATTGTCGGTCAAAAAGATGAGAGACAAATTTATGTTATTCCTGATGACACTATTGATAAATCTACAGCTGTAGTTAGAGTATACTCTTCAGTAACATCAAGCGACTATTCAACATATCTGCCTTTGTCACAAGCTGTTATTATTGATGAAACAGCAAAGTTTTTTAGTATTAACGAAGTTCCTAATGGTTATTATGAATTAAACTTTGGCGATGGAACATCGTTCGGTAAATCACCTGAACCCGGTGAAAAAATTGTAGTTACATATTTGTCATCAAAGGGCGCAAATGCAAATAATGCAACAGTATTTAATCCGACTTCTCAAGTAAGAGTTAATGGAATTGATTATGTCATATCAACCGTAACATCTAGTGAATCTACTGGTGGTGCAGATAGACAATCGATTGAATCTGTAAAGCAGCTAGCGCCAATAGCATATGCCTCTCAAAAAAGACTTGTAACATCTTTGGATTATAAAGCAATTATTGAGTCTAACTTTTCTCAGGTAAGAGAAGCTGCTGTTTGGTCAGGCGATCAAAATATACCTATTGATTATGGTAGAGTTTATATATCATTAAATTATGCAGCAAATACCCCAGCCGCAACAAAACAAGCAGTACAGGATGCCATTGTAAATAACTTTACTACTAACCTGTCAGTGATGTCAATTAAGCCTAAATTTGTAGAACCCGAAGAAGTATTCCTTGCGCTTACTGTTAATTTTAATTTTGACCCAGCTTTAACAGGTAACACTACTGCTACAACAGAGGATAATGTATTCAATTTTATCGATAATTACTTTACTACTAATTTGTCGACATTTGGTGCAGTATTTAGAAAATCTAATTTAGCTACAGAGATCGACGCTTTTGACGAATCGATTCTTTCCACAAGAATGGACATTAAAGTTCAAATGAGAAAAGAAATTGATACAGCAATCAATAATACATTTGATCTCGATTTTCCTTGTCAAATTGCTGAAGCTGATGATGTATTCTATAGAATTCAATCTACTACCTTTGAATTTAAAGGACAAATTTGTAGAATTAAAAATAGACTTAATTCAAATACACTTTCAATTTTGAATTTGGCTGATGCTGTTATGCAAGACAACGTTGGAAGTTATAATAGACTTACTGGTAAAGTTTCAATTGTAGGATTTAAGCCGACAAGAATGACATCAGGCGGTAACACAATTCGAATTGATGCAGTTCCAGCAATTGAAGGAACAATTAAACCATTAAGAAATTATATTCTAAAATTTGAAAAAGATGAGTCATCTACAAACGCAATTATCGATAGACAAACCCCTTCACTTGAAATTACAATCTAATGGAAACTTTAAAAGACTATAATAGATTAGCAATTAACTTTCGAAAAAGTTATGTACAAGAAGTATTGCCTGAATATTTTCAGGAATCATATCCTGCTATCATTAGTTTTTTAGAAGGCTATTATGAATATTTAGACTCTGATGAACAATGGGGCGGCGGGTTAAACGAATTAATTACTATTAGAGATTTCGAAGATACAACACTCGAAAGACTAAATTTTGTTTTATCAGAAATTGGATTAGGTGTTTCAAGTGGAAGATTTACTTTTCCACGCGAAGTATTAAGAAACTTTGGTAATTTTTTTAGAGTTAAAGGATCTGAATATTCTGCATACGGTTTCTTTAGAGCGTTTTTTAATGACAATGATATTGAATTAATATATCCTAAAGAAAGTTTATTTAGAGTAGGACAATCTTTAATTGGACCAGATGATGGGTATACCATTCAAGATGGCGGTATATACCAAATTTTTTCTATTATCGTTAAATCTGGTAAACCGATTTCAGAATGGGAAGCCCTTTGGAGAAAGTATGTCCATCCTTCAGGTTTCCATCTAGGCGCTGAAGTTTTAATCATTGGTAAAGATCAACTTAGTTTTGGTACAGCAGATGAATTTGCACTTGTATATGATCCTTACAAAGTCCATAGTTCTGTACAGTATAACTATGTAGCAGAAGGTGAAATAACCGGTCTATACCAAGACAACGAGCTTTATGCGCCTGAGCCAGTAAAAGCTCAAACTGCAATATGGAGCTATATGATACCTGGGTATATACAATGGGGCTATGTACTTGCAGAAGATGATGAAGATAAAGCACGTGAAAGATTAGATGTTTACAAAACACCTGTTGCATATGGAATTAATGCTACTATTAATCAAGTAACAGCAAACTATAATACTATTGATGAATGGGCTGGGTTCCATCTTAAGACTGGAAGTTCATCTGTTAACTTCTCTAATACAAGCAGCTTCTCAACATTCGACCAAGTATATCATGTGCAATATACTGACAGTGATGGTGAAGTTCAGCTGTACAACTATTATAAATAGTTTAAATCGATCATAGGAATAAACAATGGCAAGAAATATAATTGGAATCGGAACTGTTGGCAACGATGGTACAGGTGATGATCTACGCACCGGTGCTACCAAAATCAACAATAACTTTCAAGAAATTTATCAAGATGTTGCACGCCTTAAAGTACTAACGGCAGATTCTGTCGGTGGACTTGATCTAAATGGTATTTCATTTAGTTCAGGAAGTTTAGTGTTTACCGGAGCTGATAGTATTAATTCTAATCCTGCTGATTACAACGATACATATTTGCGAGCCATTGAACCGACTAAAAATAATATTATTAGTCTCCCAGATTCTAGTGGTACAGTTGCATTTCAAGAAGATCTTACTGCAATTATTTCTTCTGCAAATTCTAAAATTGATTCAGCGGCTGCTCTAGCAATTGCCGAAGCGGTTGCTCTTGATTCGAATAATGTAGTATCACTTATTAGAAGTTATTCGGTTGACTCAGCCGAAGCTCTTAACATTGTTTTAACAAATTCAGTCGATTCTGCTGATGTAGTCAGTTTAGTCGATGCAGCATATATTTTAGCAAGAACAGGAAGCGTACTTGATTCTGCTAAAGCTGAGCAGGTTGTATTAAACTATGTAGATTCTAATTTTATTAATTTAGCAGTAGGCACTCTTTATTTAGATTCGAATGAAGCGCAAGCAATAATTGATAATAATTTTGCATCATTAAATTCAAGCATCGTACCAGCAATAAATGAGTCAAGAGATTTAGGAACTGATGCAAAAAAATTCAGAAATGCGTATATTAGAGATCTAATTGCATCACGTGATATAAGTGTGTCTAGATATATTAATATTGATTCAGCGCGCATTGAATACAGATCTGATACAAATAATATTAGATTTAGAGATGTTCGCGGCATAGATTTAATTGATGATAGCAGCGGCGATAGCGCAAGATTGTTTGTTAGACCGGGACGAAACGGTCAAACCTCCGCAATTTTTGGAGCTAATCTATCACCAACTCTCAATGAAACATTTGATCTCGGCGATTCTCAGAACAGATGGAATGATTTATATCTGTCAGGCACTACTATCGATTTAGGCGGTGTTAAAATTCAGGCTACAGGCGGTGGCACAGGAATTCAAGTCTTAGATAATGCTGATCAGCAAATTACCTTAGGTGGTGGACTTACAGAAAACCAAGTAAAACTTCTTGCCGACAGCGCAGCCAATGTCGTATCTATGCCAACTGGTCAAATTGGCCAACAGCTTTTTGTTTCGGTCAATAATACAAATTCATTTGAAACAAGCTATCTTGTAGATGTCAATGATAAATTTGTAGAAACGGCTGCTGAATTACAAGAAGAATTGCTTGACGCTCCTACTCTACAGGATGTGTTTAATACATGGGATAGATTTTCTCATTCCGCATCTGCGGTAAATGTATATCCGGCAAACGCTTCTGAACAAGCAGCATGGTTCTATGATAACGTAAATAATACGGTATATACAAATGTCAATTCGACTACAGCAACAGGGTTCTTTTCTGCTGACAAATATGAGTCTTATACACATACTGCAACATATTCATCGACAGATGCAGATAATGATATCGCGTTTATGGTTGTCGGATTTGTCGAAGAAGGCGTTGCTGGTCAAGCAGGTTATAGACAGCATACTTTAACAGCTGTTCGACAGTCAGATGGCAGCATCGGTGGTATTGGTACATGGGCACTTGTGTATAATATTTCTCAACACGATCAGGCAATATTAGCAAATGGCTCATCAACAGCAACTGGCAGCGGAGGTTGGAGTCAGTGGAGTGTTGATACAGTAATCTATGCAAGAAAAATTGGCAAAGATCTTACAATTCAAACATCACAGTTTAATAGTAGCACTTTAGATGCAGCTACAATACTCACGTTTGATCTTTCAACTAATGCAAATACAGTAAAATTCTTGGGTCCAGTATCATATGGTTATGGCGCATGGAGCCAAGGCGGCATGACTATTTCTAATATTTCATTTATTCCAGATGATCCAGAATTATTGTATAACTTTGGAGGATCTGCTAGCGGTAATCCAGGCGGTGATGTGTATGAATACGATGGAGCTAATCTACAATGGAACCTCAATGCAAGTTTGAGTGTTGCGGATGCACCGGGTAGATTGTTCCATAATAATAAAACAGGTAGAACATTCTTTACAGACGGCGAGGCTGCATATGCTATCGGAACTGTAAGACAATTTAACGATGTAATTTATTTAAAACCATTAGCAGCCGCTCCTACTGTAAATGAAATCGGTGCGCTAGGTTTGCGCGCAGGAATGTTTGCAACAGCAGATGGAACAAACTGGGATCCCGCGAGTAAGAGTGGATCAGTACCATATCCAGTATTTTGGGATGGCTCAACATGGAACGCATTATACTAAGGAAATAAGAAATGCCAGCGATTATCACATCAGAATTAAGAAAACAAATTGCCAGAGATTTCTTTGATCAATTTTCCAATGGCCAAGATAGATATTATTTGGGCATCGGAAGATCTGAGCAATGGGATAGCACAGATAGAGTGCCTACTCCTCAAGACACTCCAGTTGATATTACTGGTGCTCGGCATCAACTACAATCAATTAAGAAAGTAGAAGATAGTTCTTTAGTAGTACCTAGAAATAACTGGACAAGCGGTTTTATTTATTCTCAATATGATGACACTGTAGCCGGCTATTCTAATCCTCCTTATTATGTAAAGACAGAAAATAATCATGTTTATATTTGTTTGACAACTGGTCGAAATGCACAAGGTGTTGCTGTACCATCCACTATTGAACCTACAGGCGCACCTCTTCGTTCTTTTCAAACTGCAGATGGATACGTTTGGAAATTCATTTATACAATTTCTGCGCAAAGAGCAAATAGCTTTGTTGCAGCAAACTTTATGCCAGTTCAACAGGTGCAGTCTGTTAATTCAGCATCTACCGGTATTGTCTTACATCAATATGCAGTACAACAAGCTGCTATTCGCGGAGCAATTTTGAGTATTGCAATGATTAATGGTGGATCCGGATATACATCTAGACCTACTGTTAATATTACTTCAGTTTCTGGTGGAAACGCATTAGCTTCAGCATTTATTGATTCTTCTCTAGGGATTGTTACTAAAGTTGAACTTGACGCAGACAGCACAACTTTCCATCATGGTAGTGGCTATATAGCTGCAGATGTCGAATTTACTGGAGGCGGCGGTACAGGAGCACTTGCAAGAGCTATTCTTGGCCCAGATTCAGGAATAGGTAGAGATGCAAGGGTTGATCTTAAAGCATCATCAATTATGTATCATTCTAAACTTGAAGGGGATGATTCTGATTTTATTACTGGTCAAGATTTTAGACAAGTTACATTGCTCAGAAATCCTCGTCGGAGAGACGGATCTAATTTTAATGATTTGACTGGCAATTGTCTAGACAAATTAACTTTAAGCAATATTATTACTGTATTCCAAAAAGATAAAATCTTACAGGGACAGACTAGTTTAGCCGAAGCATATATCGATAATATTGATTCAAATGAAATTTATTATCACCAAACAGTAGATACGGGATTTGTCAGATTCCTAGATGGTGAAATCCTTCAAGAAAAAAATGGAGCCGGTGAAGGTATTATTGATACAGGATACATTGCTTCTGAAGTGGATAGAGATGCTGGTAGCATCCTATACATAGATAATAGAGGC